CATAGGTTTTAAATAAGAAAAGGTGGGCGGTCTCCCCCCCACAACAATAATTTATAAGGACTATGGTTCTGCCATATCTCATGCAATAGAGTTAAGCAGCGATATCTGGGGTTGGGCTGATTCGTTTATGACTTCTCAGGTACGCCACTTTCTGATGGGAAATATTTATATACAGTCTTCTCACTGATCCCTATCACATCGGCAACCTGCCGCCGAGTAGCCCCTTTCTCCAGCATGCGCTGGCAACGATCCACAACTCCGGTAGTCATTATCCGGCGGCGGCCACCGATGCGCCCCTGCTCCCTTGCCGCTGCTAAACCGGCGCGAGTACGCTCGACGATCAGCTCTCTTTCCATTTCCGCCAGAGCGCTCATTACGTGGAAGAAAAAGCGGCCGGCGGCTGTGCTGGTATCGATCGAATCAGTCAGACTCCGGAAATTTACCCCACGCTGCTGAAGCTCCGACACGAGCGTTATCAGATCGCGCACGCTGCGGCCCAGCCTGTCCAGTTTCCAGACCACCAGCACATCACCCGGTCGCAGCCGCCGCAGCGCACGCTTTAACCCTGGTCGCCTCGCATTCTTTCCGCTAGCCGTATCTTCGAAAACCAGCTCACATTCTGCGCGGATCAGCGCATTTTTCTGTAAATCGAGGTTTTGATCCCCGGTTGACACCCTGGCGTAACCAATCAGCATGATGTAACCCTTTGAAATAGCTGATTGTAAAAAGCTCCGGTCTTTCGCTCAAACCCTCGTTTGCGCGAACGCCTTTTTTGGAGCAAAAACATGGCCTTTAATCCTCCTCTGAGGAGTGCTTCTCCGGCGGTTCTGCTCGATAACGCTGAGCGCCTGGATAACCTAGTGAATTCGGACGCTTTCACCGTGCCTGATCGCGCGGGTGTTGATCTGGATACCTGGCGCGGATTCATGGCGAAAAATGACGAGATTCGTCAGAACCTTGTGCCATTGAGTAAGCAGTACATGACGCTTGAAGCGGCTCAGGCTGATATTGCAAACATCCCGGATGGCTCAACAACCTATGTACGCAGCCCTGATGGCGGCACACTGGCGGATGAGTACATTAATAACGGTGGCACACTGGCAGCTACCGGCAGAGCTATGCCGTCGATGAGCGCTCTGAAAACGGGCTACATAACAGGGGATGCTAAAAGCGATGCGGAAATTGTTGCCGGGCTGGTGATATATGCTGATGGCTCTACTGCATCGAGCCCTACGTGGAATGCCTGGTATCTGAAAGTCAGGGCGGGCGAGACAGTCACCTATAGCGGGACGGTAGGCTCTAACACCGCTGGCGAACAGATGGCGTATCTTATCCAGCTGGACGCCAACAAAGCATTCGTGGCATCTCTGGCTGAGTGGACATCAACCGGGAACGTAACGGATAAAGCCACGTTGTCAGCAGTTGCGACTCAGGACGGGTATATTTACGTCCGGGTGAGGGATACGGCAGAATTCACCCTGACGCAGCGCAAAAAAACAATTCTGGTGGAGGCAGATATTGATGCCGCCGGAGGGGTAGCAAGCTATGCCAGCTATCAGAACGTACTGGTGAATAAATCGCTTGTCGATATTACTTCATCTCAAAGTACTGCATGGGTGACCGGGCGGGTGATTTATGCCGATGGTACCCGCACAGATGCGGCCGGAGAGTCATGGCGTGCCGCTTACGTTCCGGTAAAAAAAGGGGATGCTCTCGAATATCACGGTGAGATTGGCAGCGCCACACCCGGCGAGCTGATGGCGTACATAATTCAGCTCGACGCCAGCCTTAATGTGGTGGGGAATCTGGCGACTTATTCGTCGGAAGGAGTCCAAAAGACAGGTGTTTTATCGGGCGTGGCAACCCAGGACGGTTTCGCTTACTTCCGTGTGCGGGTGACCACGCCGGAAGCGGCGATTTATCAGAGCAGAGAGCGGTTCACACCCGGCGCAGATGTATTCGGCGTCAAAACTGTAACGTCTGTGAATGCGGCCAACCGCGTGACTACGGATGTCACGAATGCTTCAACCACCACATATATTATCGGGCGTGTCATGTCAGCGGATGGTTCGGTGGTGGACAACGCAGGAGATAGCTGGAAAGCAGCTTATCTGCCCGTGAAAGCAGGAGAGGTTATTCAGTATCACGGCCAAATCGGCTCCGGCACTTCGGGCCAGGTACTGGCTTATATCATCCAGCTCGACAGTGCGATGAAATTTGTGGCGCCACTCGCCACCTATACTTCGCCCGGCTCGTCCAGCGCTGGTGTTATGACTGGTGTCGCCACACAGGATGGTTTTGTTTATGTCCGGGTGCGTGTGACTGATCCGGCAGCAGCCATCACAAAGACAACGCAACTGTTTTCCCTGCCCGGCAACGTATACGCTGTAATGAACCCGGCCGATATTGTTGCGGCTAACAGAACAACCCTGGACGTGACCAGTGCACCGGATACATACACTATCACGGGGCGGGTTATATACTCCGGCGGGCTGATTTCTGACACCGCAGGTGAGAACTGGAAAGCAGCGTATGTTCCTGTTCGCGCGGGGGATATCGTGCGCTATTTCGGGCAAATCGGCTCCGGCACGGCAGGCGAGGTTATTGCTTATATCATTCAGCTGGATGCGGCAATGGCGGTGGTGGCAAATCTTGCTACCTATACGTCACCGGGTGTCACCAGCAATGGCGTAATGGCCGGCGTGGCAACCCAGGAGGGTTTCGTTTACGTGCGCGTACGCGTCACCACACCCGCGGCAACCATAACACGGACGTCTCAGGATAAAGCTTTTGCATCAGACCTCAGAGGGCCGGTAAAAACCATCGATTATACCAGCGTGGCATCAGTCATTGCTGATAACTCAGTGATGTACAGCGGCGGTAATATCGTCTCCGGCTCTGCTTACAGTGCCTGGCGGATGTATTACATCCCGGTGCGAAAAGGCGACTCTGTCGAGATGTACGGGCAGTACGGCTCCGCTACCGTCGGAGAACTTATCGCCTATATCATGCAATGTGACGCGGACAAGGGGTGGGTGTCGGACCTCTTCACCTTCAAATCGGGCGGCGGATATGTGACGGCAACGTATCGCGGAGTGGCCACACAGGACGGTTACGTTGCGGTGCGCGTCAGAAAAACAATCGACCCCGTATACGCCGTCAGGAAGATTTATCCCAATCAGGTCGCCAGAGTCAATGACGTGTCCGCCATGATTGAGCAGTCCACACGGAGCAGTCAGGCAAAAGCAAAAGTTTTTAACGCGCCTTACCATGTCGATCTATCCGGGCTGCCTGAAAAGACGCCTGACTTCGACAGTTTCAGCAACCCTCTGGGCTACACTTTCACTAAGCAATGGGCCCGCCGGGATTTTTACAATGCCGCTGATTCGTTCATGCTGTCCTTCATGGACCTGGAAAACAATCCCTGGAATCTGCAGAGCAATATTTACGATATCACCGCCGGGAATGTGTTTGCTTATTCCTGGTCAGCAGGAAAGGTCTCTTTCCGTAACCCGACAGCAAATGGCCGGGTGGTGATGTTCGCGGATCGCTATATGCCCTTTGCAACCAGTGAGATCGCGATCGACAGGCTGGCAGGCAATGCCACGATGGGGATAATGTTCGCGGATGTTGACCAGCAGAACAGTGTTTCGGTCCGCGTCTCGAACAGCCAGGTTATCTGTGAAATCTACGCCGCAGGGAATCTGCTTGATACCACCACGTTCACCGATTCGGATATGACCGGCGCAGTGCTTCAGGTGCAGAATACCGGGGTGTCACTGCTGCTGAAAAAAGTGAACGCTGACGGGACGTGGAAATGGATTGGCCGCTATGAGCACTATGCCATCTTTGATGCCCGCAGGCTGGAATACCTGGACACGTGGAAAACGTACGTGTTCGCACAAACGGATGCATATTCGGCCAGTGATGTTGCTGTCTTTAGTGGTTTTTCAAACCGAATTGCCAGCGGGGCGAATTCCGTCTCCATTCGCTTTCTGACCTATGAAGACGGAACGTTTATTCAGCGCGGTAACTGGCTTTATTTTCTCGTTGAGGGAACAGGGACCACTATCTCCGACCTGTACACCCAGATAGTCCGTATCAACTTCAACAGCGGTGAAGTCCAGATGATTGGCGCGATTTTCCAGGTGCGGACTGACGGAACCGATGAGGCTGTCGTGCTGGGTGATGACAGTATCAAGGCGGTGTATGACCGTAACAGTCAGAGCTGGAAGGGCATCTCGTGCGGTATGGACTATCAGGGGAAAGGGCTGGCCGATAACAACCGGCCAAAACTGTACTTTGAGACGAAACAGGACCTGCTGCAGGGCGGCGTGATCATCGTCAGAAACTCCGTGCAACTGAAGAACGCCAACGGCAGTTTTTTCGGGATCGGGGCAAGCTACGTGGAGGATATTGATTTCTACTATGAAGCTTCGAGCAGCCAGTGGGTGATGACGGGAAACACCATTTCCAGCGGATGCAAAACCTTCCGGAGCCCGACGCTGTACGACGGTATTGTGCAGGAATATACGACAGCTGAAGTCCCTGCTGGCGTGCGCGATACAGGCAACCAGTTTGTGCATTTCGGTGAAACGGTCTATCTGACAAGCGGGGGAACGGCCAACCGGATGCATCTGCGCAAGTATGAGGCAGGTCTGACGTTCCTGGGTGAATTTGTGCAGGATGTGTATCTGGCTCCGAACACAACCGGGCCATGGTGCACGCTGGTCCCGTTCACCAATGGAGATGAAACAGAGCTTTTCATGCTTTCCTTTGACCGTTCCGATTTGTATGAAGGTCTGGGTAACGGTGCATCGACATACGATCACGGCGGTCTGTACTGCTGGAAAGCGAGTCTTTAATCACTTTGCTGCTGGCCTAAATATGTCAGCAGCAATTATATTCACCTTCAATTCAATATCATGAATATAAACTATTTTATGTTTGATTCAATTTCCAGCCATGAGTTAACAGTCACGTTATCCGGAATACCTCCACCATATTTTATATGAATTGCATTCAGCTCTGCAGTAACGGCCATCTTTATTGCGGAGTCACTTCCTTCTGACTCAACCGCCAGTGTTCCAGAATAAATTACCTGTCCATTTTTAGTTGCCTGATAATCGGCAATATAGCCAGCCATACGCCCCCCTTAAATAGTTTTACCTTTCAACTGATAGTAGTTTTTGTAACAGGTGTAAATAGTTGCCATTTCAGTATTCGTAATTGACCTGGACACAATCAGACACGCCCGCATAAAAATAGTCGCTGTCGTGGCCCCTTCAACCGAACCGCCCAGCAGAATGTTTGACGAAGGTACAGCATAAGGAGCCGTCGCAGCGGTGCCGGTTGCTGACTGTGATGTGCGTGGCAGATCAAGCTTAGTCAGCATTGATCCGCTACCGTTGTCTCGCACAAACCGACTGACAGCCATTTCACCATCGACCGCTGCACTGGACGGAACAATAATTGCCTGCTGCGCCGCTCCGGAAGCCGTCAGCCATTTTGCCTGCCATCCTGTAGCTGTAGTCTGTGTGGCACGCGAGCGCTGAGGGGCATTCATTTGTGCGCGTCCCACAACCGCACCAATTACCCCCGGATGGACAGCTATTGTCACCATAGTCAGGTCACTGGCGTTGCAGGATGAAATATCAATGTTGGAATCCAGGTGGTTAGCCTCAGTGAGGCTGATGCCGTAATCACCCAGAGCAGGAGAGCCAACAACGGACATAGCAGCCCCAACCCGGTTTCTGGTTAATGAGGCGGGATCATTCACATCGAAATCCGCCTGCAAAATAATTCCGGGGATCAGTGCTGGTAGTTGCGTGATGTCGTTTGGATACGGGTAAGTGTCCAGGTAACGCGTGGCTGTCACGCCGTTATCAACATAAAAGCGGGTGGTCATGATTTACAGTCCTTTAAAGCTGGATGGAGAAAACGCAAAGGTCGTTATAGAGAGGCAGGCCGGATAGTGATGATCCAGACTGAGAGTCACGAATGCACCCCCGCGAACCAGTAACGGGTCCAGGGTTTTGTCCCGCAATCCCCTGGCTTGCATAAGATAGCGCTGTCGCAGCGGTAGAATCGGCCTTTGTGATTACTATTTTGGCTGCTGTCCCGCTACCGCTGACGGCTACCGAAGCAATAGTGGCCCCGGTCAGGGCAAAGCCATAGTTGCCGGGGTCGGTAACCCTCGCGGTGTCAATCACGAGATCACCAACACAACCCGCCACCGGGATAGTGATCGTGGTTCCTGACTGCACAACATCCGACTCTATGGGCACAAGCGAGGATTTTGCACTGTCATTCAGCCACCCACCTACCACCGAGCCAATAACTTCGCCTTCAGTCCGATACCCTGCGCTGGTCAGATGCTCCCCGTCTGAATACGGGCGGGCATATTGTGCGCTGGCGAGATGAATTAACGCGTTATCACGCGCCTCCTGGTACTGCGCAATGCCGATGTTATTGGTTTTGGTCGAGCCGGCAGTTCCGCCGTATGGAATGGTATTAGATAGCTGGCCGACAAACATATGCAGGGACTGCGTTTCGCCTGTTGCGGCGTTAATGACTGATTCATAGTGCGCGCGGAGCGTCTCCATTGCTGTGCGATAACTGGAGATTGATGTGCCTGCTGCCGCATTCTGGTTGCCGTGGATAAGCACCATTACGGGAACATACTGCATACCCAGCTTTTCAGCCATGGCTACAGCTGAATGAATCATTTTCGTTGCACCGGTAAAAGTCGCTGAACCGGATGAAATGTCTTCGATTGCAGTGCCGGATGAGCACGCATCGGAAACCAGAACCGTATGCCCGGTGAGATCATGAATTTTAAAAGCCATACCGCTTGATGGCGACTCCTGTCCAGGCCGCGTCCCAGCATTCTCCCGGCATGGGATGACAGCTTCAAGGAGCGATTCATTCAGCGTGTCATACTTAAAATCGACTTTCGGGCCGGTCTTAAACGCGAGTATGCCGTAATCCGCCTGCGCTGTTGTCGTTACAGGGCTTTGTGTTTGCGTTGAGCCGCCTGCAGCAAGAGACTGCCCAGTTATAATCAGGTGAACAAGAAAGCGCAATGACTCTCGCGCCCGGTAATTCCCGTCATAAGTAGAGCGATTGGTCAGATAGCTGCCGCTAATGTTGGACAGAAAACGAATAAATTTAGCAAATGCTACAGGAGCAATATTTGAAACTCCGGCGTCGTTCGTTATCTGAGTAACGTTGTAGCCGTTTACTGCAATAATGTTTCCATCCACTGATACAACCATGGGGTATTCAGATGCATCGTCATCAGGCGTTTCATCGCCGACCCGCTCCTCAGTACCATCCCTGCGCACTCTTCGGTAAATTCGGCCCTGTGGATCCATGTGTATTTCAGCATAATCACTGACACTTTCATCATCAGCAAACCATGTGGTCACGCTGCCATGTGTCAGGTTTCCCATTGCGGAAATATTAAATATTTCTTCTCCGGTGGCGCGCATCTGGCAGACAAACCCTCCGCCCGTCATTTGCACAAGCTCAATCCCTGAACCAATCATCAGAGCCGGAAACTGGCTCGTGCCATCAGCGTAACGGCGATAAACGGCGTTCCCTACACTATCAAGAATCAGCCCGGCAATGTCCGGATAAGCATCGGTTGTCTGCGCGGCACCGAAGGCCATAATCTTCGCCAGTTCGGTGGTAACTAAATCCCTCAACGCGTCAACATATCCCGCTGAAATCATCCTGCGCCCGGTAGCCTCTAACGTTCCACCCGTGTTCTTGTATTCAACAGCCAGATAAGCATCATCAGAACTGCGCACATAGGTGGTGCTGCCATCCGGGATGTTTGCAATATCAGCCTGAGCGGCCTCAAGCGTCATGTACTGCTTGCTCAATGGCACAAGGTTCTGACGAATCTCGTCATTTTTCGCCATGAATCCGCGCCAGGTATCCAGATCAACACCCGCGCGATCAGGCACGGTGAGAGCGTCCGAGTTCACCAGCTTATCCAGGCGCTCGGCATTATCGAGCAGCACCGCCGGAGAAGTACTCCCCAGCTCCGGGTTAAAGGCCATGTTTTTTGCTCCAAAAAAGGCGTTCGCGCAAACGAGGGTTTGTGCGAAAAGAGTTAATAAGGGGTTTTTATGGGGTATTACGAGACGTCGCCGGGGTAGATAGCGTCGTCGTAGGCGTAGAAAATTTCTTTATATTCCGGCGCGGTAATCTGACAGTTGCTGTCACCGGAGGGGGCGACCTCCTGGACTATCCCATGCCGGGCACCTTTTTCACTGTCGCAGAACAGCAAACGCGGTAGATCAATATCAGGGTCGTCCATAATCCAGTCTTCCGGGTGCAGATCGTCGTTGTAAGGTATGGTAAGAGTGAAATCATCTATCCGCTGCGGCGTCAGCATCCGTGACGACGGACGACTGTTCTGAAACTGTATCCAGCACCGGGGATTTGTATAGCTCCAGTCCAGAGGCTCGGTGACATGTAACGTTATTTCCTGAAAGTCGTATGTCATTGCGTCAATCAGGCAACTTTGGGTTTTCCCGGTTCGAATATCATCTGACAAAATGATGTGGTCACCAAAATCATGGCACCATCCCAGCATTGCAGTTGTAGCCGTATACGTCCGGCGTTGATGGAGATATTTCATTAACCGGCGCATCCCGATACGCCAGGCACGATCCGCTGTCATGACGACATCGATGGTGTAAGCCTCCGTTTTCCGGGGGAACGGATTTTCAGGCGTCCGGCACTGTACGGTCTCCTCCGCCCAGGTAACGGGATTGATGTATTTCACATCCACGCCATCAAAATCGTCCTCCGAAGGCACCCTGAATGATGTCTGCATTTCCTCGACAGTATCCTGGGGGGTGATGATTCCGGTCCAGCTTTTGACCCCTTCACGCCCGACGGAAAGTAAGCCGTCAGACAGCAGAAAATACCCCATGCCTGCTTCAGCAATCTTGTCGAAAATATCCTTTGCGGACGTGCTGTCACTGCTTGCCTGATGGTCAAAATACTCGCCTCGTGGCGTCCAGTAGTTAGCCTCAAGCATGTTAATTGTGGAAATGTCGATCTGGTCGTCGCGATAACCCAGACTGCGGGCCAGATGCAGGAATGCCCCGCTGATTGTCCTGTCACCACCGCCATCATAGTTTCGCGTGGCGACAACACTCACACGCTTGTCTGACTGCGCCGCCAGTTGGCCGCCGGTTTCAACCGTGATCCCTATTGTTGATATCCCTGCGTAGGAGGTCGGACGGGAAAGCAAACGACCTCTGAGCGCCTGCCAGAACATGCTGTCTCTCGCGTTGTTGCTCCCCTGCTCGTTGCGGCGGCGGCATCGAACCTCCACCAGCCCGGGTGAAGACAGATCAAAACGCTCTGTAAAACCGAGGCCATTAACGTTTTTAAGCGCGTACACCCCCTGCTTACTCGTCCACCCCGATCCGGAACCATATACGCGGTACTGAATTTCATACTCAACATGGCGAACCCGCTTATTCCCGTTGTTCTGGAATCCGCAAATTCCGTTTGGGAAAGCAAAGTTGACCTCGAAGGCGTCCACAACTTCATTTTGCGGGGAGGCCAGAAAGGGGCCGAGCCATGTTTCATTATCGTTAATACCAGACGCGGCAAAATCCACGACGGTACGGGTCAGAAAACCTGACCAGGTGTTGTCAACGGCACCGTTAACCACTCTCTGTACGGTCGCAGACGCTCCGTCAGTCGATGCTATCTGGTATTCGTTGCCACGGTGAGCCAGGGAAATCCGCTGCGTGCCGTCCGGCAGGCCAGAAAATGCGGTACCGGAATCGTATGCCAGCCTGACACTGGCTGTGACCGCCGGGCTTCCGCCACTGGATGCTGTACCGGCAGTAAACACAGGGCTGTCGCCAAAAACTGACGCGGGCAGGAATGATGACGTAATGGAACCGCCACGCCACGGGCTGGAGATTTCCACGATACGAATCACGCCGCCGTCATCCTGAGCAATCAACCCCGATCCGGTGAGCCCGCTGTTAATCGCCGCCAGCAAACCGGACATTGTGCCGTAGTCAGCAACCAGGGACAGGGTATAGGTGACGCCCTGCCAGGTCAGAGCAAACGTCTGGCTGGTTGTCGTAAAATCATACGTGGCTGGCAACGCACTTGCGCGCAATGCTGCAGTCGATCCACCCGTTCCCGGAACGGCGTCCTGGTGAGGGGTATGCGCGGCAATCTGCAGATCATAATCGGTGCCGCTAAATGTCAGCGTTACAGGCATACCATTATATGGCGCCACTTCTGCCACGGCGTCACCTGTCAGAACGTTAAAACCATCCTCAATCGATACCTGATAATTCACCGGCGCTTTCAGAGTGACAATTGCACCCTCAATCCAGCCAGGAGGCAGCTTGTTCTCATCTTCATCATCATCGTTGTCATCGTCGACATCGAGACCTGAAAACGAAACAGATGCACCGCTGACGGTCATGGCATCAGCAACGATATCACTGGCTTCAGGGGCAGTCTGAGCCATATCCAGACCTGACCCGCTTGATGTCCCGCCAACTTCTGTACTGTTGAACCAGACCTCGCTGCGACGGTCCCCCGCCACATTATCGCCAGGCCCATAGCTGGTATATGAAAAGCCATCACCTAATGGCAGAGCAGGAGTTTCACCTACCCGAAAATCACCGCCTGTGTAGGAGAAACGACCGTATCCGAGGCACACAAACATTTCGACCGTCATCCGAGTGGGATCATTGGGGTCAAAGCGAGTTACCGGCTGTACCAGGTAATCCGGATAAATTCTGTTTCTTCCGAAAGCCTCGCGAATGGGATCACCAAGCTTCGCTGTGTTCGCTTTTGCCGGGTTCAGATCCAGTGATGCTGAATTGCCTGACGAAAACCCGCCCAGCTCTGGTTTCGGGGCGAAAAACAGCGCATAGGCCGTAGAGGCAATAGATACGGCCACCGAAACCCACACGGCAATTTCAAGACCCGTGCCATACGGAATGGGATATATCCGCACGTCACTGTCTGGCCGCAACAAACATAACGGCCATTCCGCAGGTGGAACAGCCCGGCCGTCCAGTTCGACCGCAACAGGATGCTTTCTGTCCTGCGAGTAGCTCGGGACATTCCTGGCCATCCACTCATGCAGGGTCATCGCGCCATGTTCGTGCGTCTCCAGGGGTTCACCCGGCAACCGGGACGGAAAAAACTTTATCGTCATTGCCAGAACTCCACGCGGTTAAACCTTCGTATGAATCGCGCCAGTGGCAGAAACGTAAGCCCCGAGCCTGGATTACATTCCGCAACCTGCAGCTGGTTATCGAGCATGACAACGATCCCGACATGCGTAACCGTTGAGCCCGAATAGCAGGCCACGCCAGCTCCTTCGCAGGGCTCGCAGCGTTGCAAGGAAAGCATCAACTTTCTCGCCTCCCGATTGAGACCGCCGTCGTCTTTGGTTACACCAGCGAAGTCAGGCCAGAGGGGTAACTCCAGATCACGCCGGATTTCATTCACAATGCCAAAACAGTCGAGTTTCGGGTATACGCGTCCGCCTTTCAGCCAGGTGACTGAACGGTATTTATCAGCGTCAAACATGTTTGCCTCAGATTAGTAACGTAAGCCAGGATGCTCTGCGAGGTTGTAACGTTTACGGGGCCAGGCTGTTTTGAGGATATTCATATAGCCTGCCGTGACCTGTACTGCTGTCGGGGTCCAGGAGCCGGATTTAATATCGAGCGTATACGGTGATGATGCCGGGGCAGACAGATCGGATGAAATGTACCGCCGGAATGTCAGCGTGGCTGATTTCATTTCATCCAGAACTTTATCGATGGCTCCAGAAACGACACCGTCAATATTACTCAGGGCGAATTTCAGATCCTGCGTTCCGTCCGCATTTCGCGCTGGCAGTGCAATTTCTATCGCGCAGGCTTCAAACGTCGCCGGCTGACCATTTTCCAGCGTTACGGAAACGTCATCCCAGCCGCTGGTTAACCAGTAGTTATCATCGCCAGCCGATATCTGCAGCGTGTCATGGATAACCTCCGAACCGCTGCTGGCATATAGCCGCTCAAGAATTGTCATGCTTCGGCCACTCTTTGTTTAGCGCAATATCCAATAACGACTGACCAGCGAGCCATTCCGGGTAATTTCCCCATCCAACCGGCGGTAACGGTCGTTCCCATAATTCCAGCGTTGCGCTGTACTGCCAGTATTTTGGCGCGACCAGCGTCGGCCCTTCGTAAATATCCACGAACCTGGCTTTATAGGGCTTTACCCCGATGGGAGTCTGGAGTTTCAGATAGAACCATGACTGACCATCTTTAAGCGCATCCCTGAAAAAAGCCTCAAATACCTGCGCCAGCGCATCAGTCTTAAAAATCCATTTAACTGATGCCTGGGTCGGTGTTGAAGTGTATCGCCTTCGCTGCTGAGCGCGACCGGACGTCATTTCCGTTCGCAGTATCGGTGATATGGGCTTAAAACCGTACCCGTCCATCAGCGGCATAGGCAGGTACTCATCCGGATAGATAATATCCGCCATTAACTTTCCCTCCGGGCTGGTTTATCGTGGTTTTTTTGGCTGTAGGTTGGAGTAAATAGCCCGGCCGAATTTCTTCTGTGGATTATTTACCTCAGCGGTTAAGGTGTTAACTATCCGCTGTTCAAGAGCATTATTTCTTCGCTCAACAGCCTGCATCGTTATGTCATCCGGTTTGCCGGTGAACGTGCTTCGCGCGTCCACGCTGACAGCTATCCGTGGCTGCGCCTGAATCTGGCTTGCAGCGTTCTGTACCGCCGGGGACTCACGTCCAACCGCACGAACCCCCAGCGAACCGTCAGCGCCACGGGTCAGCGGCATAATTGCTTCCGGGCCCGCTTCACCGAACACGCCCGCGCCTTTCGCAAAGGCAAAATACTGCGGAGTGCTGTATACGCCATTGCTGTAAGCCGATAACGAGGGTGAGTTGTATACACCACCCAGAGCATTAAACGAAAAATTAGCGCCAGCGCTCTGAATGGCCGTCCCGGTGCTGCCACCTCCCCCACCTCCGCCAAGAAGACTTCCGAACATTCCACCAGCCCCACCGCCGAACGACGCCATAATCGCTTTGGTGATTAATGCCTGTGTTGCCATCTGGATCAGCGTCTTAATCACCGTTTCACCCAGAGAGCTGAAGATATTCGACATCCCCTCTTTGAACGAAGTCGCACCAGTCAGGACACTGGTCAGGTTGTTGGAGATAGAATTAGTGGTGGCATCCAGAATTTCGCTGGTTGCGGTGGCAGCCATTGAACTGAGGTCAGCAGCCTGATCGGCGTAGTTCATCAGTGAATCGCTGATCCCCGCCCGCCAGTCTGACTGCTGTTCATCGGTTTTCTTGTAGTAGTCCTCCTGAATCTGGAGCCGTTCAGCAAGCGCCGCCTGCAGCGCTTCCGTTTGCTGTTTATACAGGTCCTCAGAAATTTGCTTCTTGTTAAAGTCCCGCTGAAGCTCATCCTGTTGCTTACGGAAGTCAGTACGAATATCCGCCATTTCCTTCATGCGGTCGCGAGCCTTATCCCCCATCCCGGCACCAAGAAAATCAATATTCCCCCTGTCGCGTGCAGCTGCGTTACTGTCAGCCAGCCCCTCACGGAACGTTTTTAACTGTTCAGCAATGTTTTTCTGATCGATAAGCGCAGCATTGTGCAGAAGGGTTTCTTTTTTAGCTTGATCGAGTGAGGATAACTCCCCCTGAACTATCTGATATTTTATTTTTGCCAGTTCATTGCTTTGTCCGGCGAGTGCAATCTGTTCTTCTTGTTGTTTAACAATGCGGGTATATGTATCTTCCGTTTTTTCTTCCTGGCTTTTACCTCGGCTTTTCTTATTGGAGTCACGTAATTCCTGAAGCTTCCTCTCACTATCAACAGCATAATTTATATATTTCTCGTATTGCCCTGCCGGAAGATTTAACTCTGAAGCTTCAAATTGGGCCTGTCGCCTTGCTCGCTCAACTCCGCTCAAACCAGCAAGTTCTGCCTGCTGCTTTGCTCTATCCATTGCGGATTGTTGCTTAGAATCAAGTCCGGGCAGGACAGGGCCTTGATAAGCCTGGGTTGCTAAGACAGCTTGCCGAGTAACTTTATTAAGCCTGTCGTACATATCTGCCAGAGAACTAACAGCGCCTGTCATTTCAACTGTTTTACTAATTGCTGCATTTGTAATATCAGTAATTAAATCTTGCGTCTGCTGGCGTTTTTTGAGCATTAATTCAAGTTTGCCTTCCTCAACGGCTAATTCAGAAGCAAAAATTCCTGCTTTTTCAGTTGCATCGTTATATAGCCAGGTTCCTTCAGTAGCTGCCTTAGCGGCCTGTCTGGCGTTATAAAGTTGATTAGAAAGCTCCGCTACCTTCTGTTTCTGTTTATCAATATTATAATCTTGAGCATCAATGGAGAGATTTGCTTGCCCCAAATTAGCTGATATTTGTGTCTGAGACATAGATTTAAGACTGTCTCTTACTTGATCCAAAGTATCAGCATATTGCACAGCCGATGCGCGAGCTTGCTCTTGACGTTGGTAAATCGTATACCATGCTCCAGCACCTAACATCAAAACACCGGGGATACCGCCGACTAAAGAAAGTAGTCCGGCCGCCCCGTTTTTTACTAATCCTAAAGCAGAGGTGGTTTTATTAAGCGCCTCTTGAGAAGCCCTAACGGTTATATTTGATTGTACTAAAGCAGCATTAGCCGTAATCATCGCACGGCGCTTTGAAATTGCATTCTGAGTTGCTGTAGCTTCAGCATTAGTATTTTTGGCTAATTCTAATTCACTTTGTGCTAATTGATAAGCCCTTTCAGCTGCAATAGCATCAGCAACCGCTTTTCTCTGAGATTGAGTAGCCGATTGTGACCGCGCAGCAGCCAAAGCTATTTCATTCTTCCTAGCATCAAGAATATTCCCTGTTTGAGTACCAATATTTCCTACCATCCCCCCAAAATACTTAGCCCCACCAATTGCCGCCAATGCTCCAGCTGCTGTTGCAACCGTGTCAATGTTATTCGCCACAGAATTGAGAACGCCCACAAGAGTGGTTGTAGCTCCGGTAGCTTCATTAGCTCCGCCAACCCAAGCCAAGAATGCATTCTCGATTTTAGTCGTAGCAGCCGAAACTGTTTGAGGCATTGCTTCATATTCTTTCCTGAGCGTACCTAATTGACTAACTAACGCAGGAACAACCTTATCTGAAGTTAAAAGCCCTTGATCAGCCATCGCCTTTAGGTCTTTTCTTGCCACTCCCATTCCGGAAGCCAAGGCACGGATGACTCGATCTCCATTTTCGTTTACAGAATTGAATTCCTCACCACGAAGAACTCCTTGAGCTAGCGCTTGGCTAAATTGAGTAATCACTGAACTTGCTTCGGATGAGCTTGCTCCAGATAGCTTTAATCCAGTTGATATTGCTTCTGTAACTTTCAGTACTTCCTGCGAAGTATACCCATATTCTCTCATAGATGCAGCTGAGCGCGAAAATAAAGCTGCGTTATCAGAGAAAGCTGTACCTGTCCTCTGACTAATTTCCATTAAAGCATTTTGAGACGTTTTGAAGTCATCAGTAGATTGCGAGGCTTGTTTCAGCCTTGCATTAACAGAACTCCATTCATCGGCGAGGTTTATCAGATGCCCGGTAGCAAATGCGCCCGCAAAAACCCCAGCCATTCCAATGGCAGATGATTTTGCTGAGTTCATTTGATTTGTTAACTCAGAAATAGCTCTTTTTGTTTCTCTTGAGGCCGCTGCTGCTTGGCGACCACCTGATTGCATTACCTTATAATAATCATTGCCCATTCTAGAGGCGCGAGATATTTCAGTCTGAAACGATTGAGAATTAGCAGATATTTTTATAATTAACTCACGGAGAGTAGCCATACATCACCTAATAAAACACCCCGCGTTTGCGGGGCTTTAGTTTAAGTGTTTTTATTTTGATGGGCTATTTGTATTAACAAATCAATTTGTGCATCTTGCTTTTTATTTATTTCCTGCAAGGCTGCTACCTGATCATTAGCTCTTACACTAAAACGAATCAAATAAAAAACAATAATAATATTAATTAGCCAACCAAAAACACCAAAGACTACGAATAACGGTTCCATAACGCCTCCCCATGTATTTGGCGATATCCTAAACCGTCACGCATGTATTGTCACTGAGAAGCCGCAAGCAAAGCGGCTTCTAAGCCTGCAAAAGGATCGCTGCTCTTGACCGCCTTGTGTTCTTGCTTCTCACTTTCCGCACCACACCATTCATGAAGCACCGTTCCATCATTAGATCTAACAACAGCAATATCCGTTTCATGAAGAAAAATGATCCCTTCGGTGCCTTTGTTATGAACCGGACGCCATGAAACCACGGGGTGGCTTTTGATCTCCCCCTCTTGATATAGCGTTTTAGCTCCAAATGAAACAGAGCAAATTTCAATAATGGACTGCGTAAGACCCCCGCGCATTGTTCTGCCTGAGTTCAGGGTGATATGTAAGAACATTGTCATCTCCAGATGAAAGCCCACACGGGTGGGCTATTTACCTTTCTTTTCTGCTCGTTTTCTTCGGCGCTCTTCACGCTGCTCCTCACGTTGAATATCGTCGAACACCTTCATTATCGCTTTCATCATCATGAAATTGACGAAGTGGTGATTAACGCAGCCGTGAATGCGTAACTGCTCGGTGAATTCCTCCGCAGACCGCAGCACCTCCATCATGTTCTTCTCGCCTTTCATGAACTCCGAGAAGTCGCGCCCCGCTCTGGAGGCGCACTCAACGATTCGGTTATTCATGGTTATGCCGCCGCATACAGCAGCTTCATCTGCCCTTTGACAGGAAAGGCAGCCATGCAACGGGCCTCAAAGTCCTTCTGGTCAATGCTGCAACTGGCAATGTTTGTGACGGCGATCAGTTGCTGCTCGACCTTCTCCAGCGCATCCGGCTTAAGATGCTGATGAATCTTCTCCTTGCTGTTGCCGGCTGCCTGTTTAGCTGCCTGATAGACATAATCAGGAAGTGCAACACCGTAGACCCAGCGAGCGGTGATCTGACCGAACAACGCCGGACATCCGCCGACATGACCAAAATAAGGAATGCCGGACATTTTCGACAGTGCCTGGTAGAACGGGTCTTTAAACCTTTTTTCCCATGAACTGGGTTGCTGGCAGACCATGAGGCCGACAATCTGATCTTCAGTGAGCTGAAAATTATTACTCAGCAGCAAATTTTTAATGTGGCGGTCGCAGGCGCGGGCGAATTTGACTGACAACCAACGGGCGAACTCAACCGCCAACTCTGGGTGCATCCATGTGCCGCCATAACGGCCTTTCTCAATTCTAATTAAAAGGGTAGAAATCTGCCCTTTAGAATTGAATGGTTCAATATCAAGCTCTTGCGCCAACTCGACAACGTAATCCCTTGTTGACTCCAGAATTGTCCAGTTCTTCACTCTCTTCCCGTGATGCTTTGCAGCAACTGTGGCATTAAACCAGCAATCAGAAGCAAAAGGGAATGAATGGTCATCATAATTCATGGGGACAATGTTAGACATATCGGTATTACCTTTTAGTGATGAACCTTGTCTCACAGGAATCCGGCCCACAGAAAGGCACCGACAGCCAGCCGGTATCCTCAAGGCTCATCCTGAAAGGTTCTGTGTGAAGTGCGCGTGAGATGCGCGGTGAAATTTGGGTATAAAAAAGCCCCGCGTTGAAGCGAGGCTGGAGACGATTCAATTTTATTCCGATGCTGCGAGCAAAGCGGCCTCTAATCCGGCAAATGGATCGCCACTATCGATTACCTCATCCTCTTCTGTGCTCCACTTGAGTTGAGCATCTTCGATGGTGACTTTACCGCCCTGCGCCCCGTACATCGCTGAAACCAGCTGAGCATTGAGAATATCGCCACGGATATCACCGATCGGGCTGATACGGTCGAATTCAGCCCACATTCTGAATTCGCCAACCGTCATGGTTTGTCGCAGTTCGCCCAGCGTGCGGCCCATCCGGAGCGCCAGCGCCATCAGGAACTGCATGCCAGGCATTTTTACTTTGCTTTGGCATCATCCGCATCACGAATGAGATCAAGCGCCTGTTTCAGCAACCGGGAATGGACAGGGCCATAAATTGCTTCAACCTGTTCGGTATCATCGACGGTGAAAACGTACTGCAGGTCGGTATCCAGCAGAATATCAATGAAGAGTGTGACATCTGCCCGCATCGTGCGGAACGCGCGTTCTGAAGGGGTCAGTTCTGGCACCTCTGGCGCTTCCTGCCCTTCCGGTAGTTTTGGTTGTTCCGGGCTGGCAATCCCCTGCCAGCGAATCCAGGCCTCAGCCGATGGTTCACGAATGATAACTTTGGCGTTTTCCCATTCCGGAACGGTGACTTCTTTTTTACGAAAACCCGCCATCGGGGCCAGCGCCAGCGCTTTAAGATTCTGTTTTGACATTAAGTTTATCGCCGGTTTCCCGGCGCTCCATTAACTGATGGTGACGGTGCAGTCAGATGAGGTGATAACGTTCGCCGGAGTGGCAGAATCAGTGACTACACAGGAGTAAACACCGGCATCACCAGAAACTGCACTGGCCTTATTAAACGTTGCGCTGGTCTGCCCGCTGACGGTTGACGAACCTTTTTTCCAGACGTAGGTATAAGGTGCAGTGCCACCCTGGATGACCACACCCATTGTCAGGGCGCTTCCGGCCGCTACCGTCTGCGATGCAGGAAGGTCTGTGGCAAAAGACAGAGCCGCAGCAGCATCAATATTGCCTGGCTTGCCTTTCAGGCGCAGGGAGAACGTTGCGGCCACTACGCCATTGGTTTGAGAATCCCAGGTGTGCTGACGTACCTCAGCGCGCCACATAAACCCATTACCAGACGGGAAAATGACCTTAAATCCATAAATGCCGTCGTTATCGTACGCTTTACGAAGCGCATCCTGCGCCGGGTTGCGGTAGAAGTTACCTGAGAGGGACACCTCTGATGGTGCCGGGAGCCCGTTGATATTTTCCGTTTCATCAGAGCAAAGCGTAGTGACGTCAATATCGTTTTTCTGACCAGCGGTAAAGCTGGCCTGTTTGATAGTGCAACTCAGGTTTAACCAGGTTGCCGTATCCAGCTCTGCCGCAGTGACCGGCACAGAGGTAATCATTACTACCGTTTTTTGGGCACGTTCAAATAGTGCTGACATTGCAGCCTCCATAAATGAAAAACCCGCCAGCGGCGGTCGGATTGAATTGGTTTTTGTCAGGCAATAACCGTTATTTCGAGGGTTGCCCGATGCAGGTGAGTTGTGGTGTCGTAGCCGGGGATTTTTGTCACCTCGGTAGGAGAAAGCACTTCAAGCCGGGCAAGGGCCTCAAGCCGCAACGCCCTGGCCTCATCGTTAGTTTCGGCCCACACATCTACCTGAACGTGCAGCGTCGATTCGGCCTGCCCGCAGAACACATCCCCGGATATGTCAGTCGGTATGGAGAAAATGATGTAAGGAGCGGCCACAGCGGGTAAATCGTCGCTGCCAGGCGGCACCACATACGGATAAACCCGCCCGTCTGCCAGCGGCGACAGCAGGGTATAGATATCATCCTCTGTCATTTCGCCAGCACCTCATCGATCGCCTTGTTCATTCTCTCCATCGCTACCTTTGCAGCCTCTTCCTGTCGGGTATCAAAAGCGGGGCGAACAAAAGGATGTGCCTGGGCCGTAGATGTTCCCAGCTCCACGAAGCGCCAGTAGAAAGCATTCCGCTTGTTGCTGGCCTTCATGGTGTTGTCGCTGTTCCCCGTTCGCGGATTAACGCCACGAATATGCACCCCCGACGCGATTTCCCCACGGCGACGGCTTTTCTGGGTGACGACAACAACGTTTTTCTTCAGTTTTCCGCTTTGCTCAGGAGCCCGATCAATCACTTCCTGCCGGAGGACTTCAGCCCCGGCCCGAGTAGAGTCCCGGAGGACTTTGTTGTTTTCGGCTTTGCTGAGGATTTGCAGGTCTCGGGCGATATCCTCTAAGCCGGAAAAATCCAGATTCACATCAATCATTTTTCGGTCCCCTGTTTGCAGAGAATTTCCAGCCGGGTACCTTTGCTATCTGGCACCGGAGGCCCGGTGACATTCAATGTCACTCCTTTGTAGGGGCCGTTCAGGACAAGAAGCCGCGATGATGCCGAAATATCTTTGCGATATCGAACCCAGACACGAACTGTCGCATCTGCCCTTTCTGCTCCTGCTGTCAGGTTCTCTCGTCCACTGATTCCCTTTACCTCTGCCCAGATAGTGGCGCCGTCAGACCACTCTTCTGTTGGCTGACCACTCGGTGTTCGCGTAGCAATAAAATTTCGGATGGTGATCCGATGCCGCATTGGTCCAATTTTCATCATCCCCTCCGGCTAAACACCCATTTGAATTCGCCAGGGATTCAGCAACCAGCGTGCGGGTCTTGGGATATCAGGACTCAGATCATCCCCGCGGTTTTCATACAACCAGCCCACTATAAGAAGAACCGCGCTCTGAATGGAGGGCGTGATGATAAGCGGACGATCGCCGGCACTTTCATTCTCAACAGCACTATCCAGAGCAGCCTGGTCAGCAAAAAAGCGACGGTTAAGAAACTGCATAGCAGCATCCTCCGCAGCGGCAAGATACCCCTCCACCATCGTTTTATCGATTTCATCATCCAGCCTGAGATGTTCCATGGCTGTTTCAGTGTTGATTACCGTCATAACCATTACCCTTTGGTTTCGGGGGCGCGGTTCATTTTGTTATCAGGGACTTCACCAACTATCGTCACCAGCCCGTTACCTTTGAGCTCGGCAGCACGTAAGCGAGAGACATGAAAAGGATCATCGGCGGGCGTCCTGAAAATATCCCCATCCATAAAACGCCGGACAGGCTGAACCTGAATAGTCCCGGCCTCAGTGGGTTCTGGCGCCGCATTTTTACCGTCGGATACAGACGGTTCATCCACATTTTTTCTGGCCATCACAATCTCCTCAGAAAGAGAGGGCCGCTAAGCGGCCCTAAATTGTCAGCCGCCAGAAGCGGTTACATTACCGGTGACAAATGCTTCCGGACGATAAACTGCTAACGCCAGACGCTCTTCCGCACGAATGGTGACCATGTTTTTAATAAAGTCATCTTCGTTCTCAGTGGAGAGCAGCACTTCGATATCCATGCGATCGAAGATTTGCGCAGCCATGTTGAAGGCTCCAGTCAGGAAGTTGTTCTGCGCCATAGCCTGAGTTTCCACAACAGGAAGACCCCAGATCCGTGGAACACCACCATTGACCGGCTGCGCAATGATGTAGCGGCCTTCGTTATCTTTGGTTAACTCGATGCCTGCCCAGTCAATAGGGTTCAGTACAAAACCAGACGCCGGATATTCTGCAAGAACGGCCTGCAGAACAGCCAGGCGAAGACGGTCGATCGGCGTGGCGTTGGACAGGGTAAGCGCTGGAGCAAATTCTGTTGCCTGCGGCAGAATACCGAGGATATTCGCGCCGGTGCCATCGCCGCTCAGCAACTGCTGCTCCTCTTTAAAGCGAAGACCATACTGAGCACGGCCATCGATATAACTGGCCAGACCGGGCGCATCGTCCAGGATCTGACGGGACGCTTTAAAATAATGCGCAATGGTACGAACCGGTGCACTTTTCAACTCAAACTTAATGTCTGATTTTGGCTTCAGAGCACCTTCCGCCACAGCTGCAGCATTATTGGTAAACCCCGTTTCCTGAACGAATTCAATACCGTTAGATGCGGTATTACCGGGGATAAGCAGATTACGGATGGTCAGAGTGCGTTCCGGCGGGGCGATAATGCCCTGAACACGATCGGAGACCACCAGACTGTTGGTTGCGCTCACGCCAGTGCCCGTAGTCGCCGGCACGTTCATAATATCTTTCTGTTCCAGCTTGACGCGGATGCTCTTACGGGCCGAACTGTCCATGCCTTTGAACTCTTCACTTTCGACCACCAGCTCACCGAGCGATTTTCGCTGTGCAGGTGCATCGTTCGGGCGGCGTGCACCTTTTTGCTCCAGCTCAGTGAGACGTTCTTTCAGCTCGTTCATCTGATTAATGCTTTCGTCCGTTCTTTGTTTCAGTTCCAGCGAAACGGTTTCTCCTGCCTCCATTTTTCTCTTCACGTCTTCGCCGAAGTTTTTGACCTGATCAATCACCATGGTGAGCTGGGAGGCGATTTCGCCAATACTTTGTGGCTGATCGTCAGCCGATTTTTTCTGGTACATATAAATCCCTTAGAGAATTTTTGGGAGAGAAAACTGGCTCAGTTGCTGGCGCATCGCCGCAATAGCCGCTTTGGTTTCGCCGTCTTCGCCCCCGGACTCACTCCGGTCAAGCAGATAGGACAGTCCGCGGGAGGCGACCGCGGCGGACTGACTTTTCGAGAAACCTGCCTCTCGCAGGAACTTCTCAAATTCAGGTAAGGAAGGAAGATCACCGTGTGACAGCTTCGACTTAATGACGTCAATACGCGCATCATCATTGGCCGGCACGGTAACAATGGAGATTTCAACCAGGTCGAGCTTCGTTAAGGTGCGGATCCGGGTTTTCTCATCGTAATTTGACTCACGGACGTAATAGCCAATGGAAAGGCCGGTAATGGCACGGGTTTTCATGCCCCGCCAGGCGGTTTTCGCGTAGGCCGCGTCTTCAAGCCACAAGGCCCCTTCACCAAAAAGCCCATGTTTATCTTCTTTCAGGGTCGAGATGTCCCAGTTCCCGATGGGTTCGCCGGTGCGATGCTGCCAGAGAACCGGGAACGTTCTCCCCTTCGCCCGTGTTTCCTCGATGCTTTCGAGGAAAGCACCCGGCGCCACGACTTCGTTGTAGCTATCCACCACATCGAAGACAGAACCGTACCCAGAAAAAAGGCCGTCATCGTTGACGGCCTTAATGTCGAAGTCGAATGCCTTTACTTTCATGGCTGCGTTTTTCCGGTACATTCCGGCGTCTCCTCTGATTTAATGCCAAGCCATTCCCGCAATGCGTTTTTGGCTGATTCACTGTCGCCGGACTTACCAAGCTGATCAATCGGCAGCAGGTTGGATTGAACGGTTAGTTGGTCAGCGCCAGGTTTTGGCTGAAGGTTTTCTTTTTGCCGTGCTTCATTGCGGGTCATCAGACCGTTCTGAGTCATCGTTGAGTAAAAAGCGGCACGGGCGGCGCTGTCGGCACGTAAGAGACCTTCGATGGAAAACTCCGCGAAGTACTTATTTCTTTCTCCCGGCGCCAGGAGACTTTTACGAATCGCCTGCTCAATACGGGTCAGCCATGGACGAAGTGAAAACGTTAAAAAGCCAATCAGCATCTGTTCGACGCCACTTCCCCACATCGTCTGCCCCTGGGCGCTATGTCCAATCAACCCCGGCCATACTCTGAACCACCGACAAATCTCTTCAATATTGAATGCCCTGGACTGCAGCATCTGGGCGTCTTCCGGGTTGAGGTCAACTGGCTGAAACTTCATTCCCGCTTCAAGAACCATCATTTTCCCGGTATTCATGGATCCAGAAAATTGTTCAACCATGCTTTCACGTACTTCATTGCGCTGCTCTTTTTTCAGGATCTGATCCATTGAGAGAACGCCGCTGGGCCGCATACCGTTTTTAAAAACTTTGGCGCTGGCTTCATCTGTTGCCATTGCCAGACCAAGTGTCTGTCGGGCATAACTGACAGGTGACAGGCCCATGACACCATTGGTGCTGAACGCACGGATGTGCATGATGTCCCGTTCATCAATGTTTCGGGATGTACCTGAAGGCCAGTCACGGTAGGTATAAATTGGATCTCCGCTCTTGCTTAAATCAACCTTCATCCTTTCTGGCCTGAGAGGTACAAGCGAGGTAATGCGCTTTCCCGTACGATCGATTTCTGCGTAAGCATTCCCCCATAAAAGCAGGCTGGCCATGATCATTTCCCAGAACTCCACAGCGGTCATGTCAGCATTTGGTTGATTATGGAGGAGCTCATAAAGCGGGTGATCATTTGCACTCTGGCGACCATCAGCCGTTTTTTCGTAAAAACCAACAGGCAACGTCGCGATGGTTTCGGATAACAGCCTGACGCATGACCACACTGCCGATAACTGCAGGGCTTTATCAACCGTAACGGATTTGCCTGCTGCGGACTGCCCACCTGCATAAGCAGCCCAGAATTCACCTTCGGTAAGGGAGATGGGTACGCCGAGCCACCGGCGAACGGCGCTTTTTATCCGGCCAGGCTTCTTCTCTTTATTCATGGTGACTCACACAATGATGGGATTACTGAAAAAATCGTCGATATCGCCAGAATCATCCTCATAGCCTTCGGAGGCACCGATTGCCATAGCGCCCGCTACAATGCCGTCGATACGCCCGGTACTTTTTTTCTTGGCAAAAATTCGGTTTTCTTTCTGATCAGCCTCCGTCACTGCTGAAGCCGCATTCCAGCGAAGACAAGGGTTCGTCCTGATGATAATGACGCTGTCATCAAGCAACTCTTCAAACAATTCGATGGAGTGAGGCATCCACAGCCCGGAATCTTTCGCTTTGTAATACCCTTGCCCATGAGGGATTAAGGGAACAGAAACAGATGCTTCCTCAAGCTCCGGCTCAAGATATTTAATGCGATACTGGTCGAAGGCGATGGCCTTGATATCAAACTTTTGAGTCAGATCTGCAATGCGCTGGGCAACAAAGCCGTATTTCACTGCTTTGCCAGGTGTGGTGTGTATGTGACCATCGCGCTCCCAGGCGTCATAAGGTACCCGGTCCGTTTTGGCCCGTTCCAGTAACGTATCTTTCGGGGTCCAGAACTCCACCAGCAACTTACGTTGTTTTGGAAAAAACAACGCCTATGAGACGACAATAACTCAGTCCGCCTGGTGCTGATTATTCTGGCCGGTTTTGTAATCTGAATGTCATGTACATGCTCCAACAGGAAATGGCGTGAC